GGCCGCGGCGACGAGGGGACCGGCGAGGGAGGACGCCAGATCGGCGCCCGCGGCGACCGCCACCGTTTTGAGGCCGGACAGCATCCGCGTCAGGTCGCCCTTGAACTTGTTGAGTCCGGCGGTGGCGCCCCGGTCGCGGGTGCGGACGTCGATCGTCACCTCGTTGGCCAACCCGATTCACCTCCCTCCATCACGTCAAGGTCCGGCTGCTGCTGTTCTGGTGTGCCGCGGGCCAGGACGTTCGCGTGACGCACCAGCTCCGGCCCGTCAACGCCCAGGTCTTTCGGCCGGCAGTTGAACGTGCGGCACAGGTAGCTGAGCGTCTCCGCGAAGATCAGCTCGGAGGGCTTTTCGACAACAGCTCCATCGGAATGGACACCTCCGGGAACCTCGCGCCACTGGTCGAGCCTTTTCCCAGGCCGTCGCCCACATCGCCAACGGCGGACGTCCACGCGTTGATGATCGCCATGACGAAGTCCGGGTCCTGCTCCAACAGCCCCGCCTCGGTGGCCGGCACCGGCGCGTTCTCCACGACGATCCAGTCCGCCTCGTGCCCCTTCGGGCATTCGCCGGCCCCGTCGAACCACCGCGCGGCGCACTCCCGGCACTCCCGCGCGTCGTCCTCGAGGTTCCAGGAGACGAGCACCTTGGCGAACCGGCCGAACAGCTCGTCGAGGGCGGCCACGTCGAAGTCGTCGGACGCCGAGCTCTGCATCCGCATCGCCAGCTCCACGATCTTCAGGTAGCCGCCGAGAGACGCGGACCGGGTCTTGACCTCAAGCCCGTTCATGTCCGGGTCCGAGAACACCAGGTTGTAGATCTTCTTTTCGCGCTTGTAGCCCATGATCTCCGCTGCTTTCTGGGAGCCGGGTTAGCTGTTCGTCCAGGTCGGGATGTCCACCATGTGCGGGCAGACGCGACCGCCTCGGGTCATCGAATTGCAGTTCCAGCAGAGCAAGGTGTATCCCTCCTTCGGCCAGCCACTTCGCCGCAGGTCGGCGTACGAATGGCTCCCGACTTTTTTCCTGTGCTGTGTGCCGTCGCCGTTGGTGTGCTCCAGCGTGAGGAACGCCGGATTGGTTTCGGGGCAACGAGGGCAGGAGCATTGCCCGCCGTACGCCTCGATGAGCTCGTCTCGCAGCCGCTTACGCGCGCGGGCCTGAGATTCCCGCTGTAGCCGCCGGGCCGTCTCCGGATCCTGGTCATACCGCCGCTTGCTGTAGCAGCGCGAGCAGAGACCATCGGCGACGTGAGGCCGGTCTGGGTGGCAGTCCGCGCGTACGGAGTTGCGGTGCTGACGCATGTAGCACTCACCGCACAGCCCCTTGCCGTGGTGTGGCCGATCAGGATGACAATCCGCGTTCCGTTGAGGCGGGTGCGGTGGCTTCCTGTAGTTCTCGGCGTACTCACTGGGGTCCTTTTTCCTTCTGCGCTTCTTGTCGTATTCGCGGTAGTAGCACTGGCCGCAAAGGCCGTTCGCCATGTGGAGCCGGTCAGGGTGGCATTTGGGAATCCTTTTGGTCATACCTGGAATCTACCAGGCGTTATGAATTGGTCCACGTAGGTACTGTGCCGTCGGCGAGGACGCCGGGGGACTGCCAGTTCAGGGCGCCGGAGTCGGCGCGGGTGATCTGGTAGTCGGTGTAGTACGCCTCGACCTGCAGGTACGGGGTCGCCCCGGAGGTGGGCTGGATCTTCGTGGTGCGTGCCACCGACGTGGAGGACACGTCGGAGAACACGTCGTGGGCCTTGTCGGCGGTGGTGTCGAACGTGCCCTGCAGGGTGCAGGAGAAGTCGGCGAGCAGCAGCTGCCGCTCGATGGCGGACTTGTCGACGCCCGTGATGTCGTTCGCGGCGCGTGGGGTGGCGAACTCGAATTGGCTGTTGGAGTTGGAGACGACCTTCGCGGCGGCGGAGGAGTTGTCCACCGTGATGGTCGCGCCGAGGCCGTGCTGCTTAGCCATGGTCAGATCGATCCTTTCTGGTGCTCGTCGGCGAGGTGCTGCTGGTGCTCCCCGAAGTCCTCGGCCCAGTCCCGGCCGTTGACGTGCCGGCGGATGAGCCCGTAGTTGGCGCGGTGGTCCCCGGCCCGGACGGTGAAGAAATTCGGGGTCGTCCGGTGCTCGGCGAAGCACCGCTGATGCGGCGGGAACGTGAACACCGTCAGCCCCGCCTGGGTGCGCTGCTCGCGGAACTCCCGCCCAGAGTGGTGCCGCACGTAAATGGCCTGCGCCTTGCCCAGCTCGGTCGTCTCGTCGAATGTCGACTGCCACCCGAACTGCCAGGCCTCGCACCGCACCAGCTCGCAGGCGTCCTTGACGACCACGTCGGAGCCGAACGCGATCCGGAACGTCTGGTAGTTCCCGGGATGGCTCGCCGGGGTCCACGGCCGGTTCAGGACGGGGTTACGAAACATCGCAGGCCACCCTGTTCTTGTTGATCATCACGGCGAAGCCCACGGAGGTGAACCCGGCCGAGGTGACGGTCACCACCCGCAGATAGCGGCGGATCGTCGCCGTCAGACCGGTCTGCAGCCGCTGGGAGAACGGGGCGGCGGTCACCTGCGTGAAGGACAGGCCGGTCACGTCCGAGAAGGAGGAGTCGTCGGCCGAGTCTTGGATCTTCACCGTGACGTCCGTGCCCGAGAAGCTGAACACGTGCAGGTACGCCTGCGCCCCGAACGACACCGAGCCGGTGGTGTCGATCGAGGAGCCGTTGGTGGCCGTGGTGTCGGTGCGTACCCCGGCGGTGAGGGACTTCCCCCAGTCGAGGCCGTAGGC